ATAATTCAAATGATAATTCACAAAATAATTTAAATAAGGAAATAATTATTCCTCCAAAATACATAGATATTATAGATCTTAAAGAAGATTATACTTTAAATCTAAATATAGATATTTCTGATGTTTATAATATAATTCTTAAAAGAATAATTATTCATACAAAAGATTATATTTGTTATTTATTTTTAAGAACCTTTGATGATATAATAATAATAAATGGTAAATATAGTTTTAAATTAAAATTTCATGTAAAATCAGATAAATTCATAAAACGTAATAATGATTTAGTTTTTATTAAGAATATTAATATTTATCAATTATTATTTCAGAAAAAATATGATATAATTTTACCTGATAATTCTAATTTAACATTTACAAAAAATGATAAAAATATTTACCTTTTTAAGAATAAAGGTTTACTAAATTCTTATGATTATAAATCAAGAGGAAATATGTATGTTATATTTAATTTAGATTATTCTAAAGATTATTCTGAGTATGAGACTGAAATTAAAGAAATATTTAACTGAAATTATTATATTATATATTATATTAAATGCCAAGAATTTTTATTGATATTAATGATGCACGATTGAGAGAATATTGTAGATTAACGGGAAATAATCAAAAAGATGATTTTATTATGAGTATTTTAAGAAATAATTTTGATGTACCTTGTCGAGATATGACCCATCAAGTTCGAGCAAGTGCACTCCCACAACAAGTGACTCAAGAAAGGTCAAGAAGAAATTATAGTACTGAAAATGCTACGAGATTAAGATCATTATTAAAAGAATACTCAGGGACAGAATCTGTTAAAATTGAAGAATATATAAGAAACTATACAAGATTAGATTATGAAACAATAATTTCTTTACTTGAAACAGGTATGCCTTTACATGAACTTATTGATGGTGTTAATAGTAAAGCAGAAATGTTAAGATTATTAAGTAGTAAAACTGGAAGTAAGAAAAAGAAAAAGAAAAAATCTAGGCGTAAAAGATCCAAGAGAAGAAAAACTAGATAATCTTAATTTATTATTGTTAAATATACTTAAAAAGATATTATTATTAATATAAAAAGTAAAGGTCGCGTATATAATTGAAAAAAAAAAAATAATAATAAGAAAAATGGCAAAAGTAAAAAACTCCGCTCCCAAAGGTGCTAAAAAAACCTCCACTAAGAAAGTAATTGACACTCCGGTAGTTGACACTCCGGTAGTTGACACTCCGGTAGTTGACACTCCGGTAGTTGACACTCCGGTAGTTGACACTCCGGATGTAGAAGGATATGATGCTGAATTTACAGCAATCTCGGAACAACTCAAGGTTGCCCTCACTCTTGTTAAAGATTTGACAGTTAAGTTTAATGCTCTTGAGAAGAGGGTTAGTCGTGATCGTAAAGTCATGGACAAAAAAATGAAAGGTCGTGTAAAGAGAGTAAAGGATCCTAATGCACCACCAAGTGGTTTTGCTAAACCAGGTCCAATTTCAGAAGAACTCCGTAAGTTTTTGGGTCTTGGTAAGGAAGATCTTATCTCTCGCACTCAGGTCACCAGAAAATTCACTGAATATTGTAAGGCACACAATCTTCAGAGTGATTCTGATAAACGTGTAATTAATCCTGACAAAACTGTCATTAAACTTCTTCGTCTTACCAAGGATAATGAACCACTAACTTTTTTCAATCTTCAGAAATACATGAAAGTTCATTATCCTAACAAGGAGGGTGTTTACACTAACTAAATAGATCTATTTCTATACAACTCATTCTCATGGTAAGGTATCTATAACTATTTTTATCAATATTATAAAATAATTTATCATTTTTTTTACACTCATCTAAACCATCTAAAAATTTTTGAAATCTTTTTTTAATTCTAATATATTCAATGTTATTTTCTTTATTTCTACAATGATTTAAGAAATCTCTTAAATTATTAAAAATTTCACATTTAATTATATAATAAGGTAAAATATTTGTGTGTTTATTAAGATCTATATATTTTTCATTTAATGATTTAATATAAAAGATTTTAGATGCCTGATAATGACTAAAAAATATTTCATATTCTACAAATTTTGTAAATGAAGTAAGATTACCATTGATAATCCTATTTGTCAAATAAATATTTATTAACTCTGCCCATGTTTCTGTATATGCTTCACCAATATTCATTGATTCAGAAGTAACTTTATATTTTTTCTTATAATCTTCTTTTAATAAATAATTTATGTCAAATTCATCATATCTTAATAGATGAATACATTCATGAATTGTAACCTTTAATATTTCTTCTTTTCTCCAAATATTTATTGTATTACCATTGCAACTACCTGAATTTACTTCTTTTTCGGAAAATTCGTGTATAGTATAATCTTTTTCACAATCCATTATTTTTTTTTGTTCTGATAAATAATAATTAATAGTACAATCAGTTACAGAATGTGTTGATACATTAAATATAAATGCTATAGAACGAAAAATTTTTTCTTTAAATTTACTTAAATCTTCATTTTTATAAAAAATATTTATTGTAATTCTTGATTTATTTGTTTCTAAAACTATAGTTTCTTTTGCTTCCATTATCCTGACTTCTTCTAAAATATTATCCGTAATAAATGGAGAATCTACTTTTAAAGAAGAATATTCATTAATATGTGATTTTGAATTACTTATTACTCTATAATCAGTATTAATTGACTTAAAGAAATTAAATAATTCTTTATATTCTTTATGAATTTTAATTGTATTTTTAGATTGTTTCTTTGACCTTTTTTTTGATCTTGATTTTTTTTTAGATTTTTTATTAGGATAAATCATACTATCTACATATTTCATTAATATTTTAGAATTTTTAGTGAACATGATATATAAAAAACAATTATAAAAAATAAGATTAATTTATTAAAGATTAATTCATCCAGTAATTAACCAAGGATAAGAATCATAACATCCATTTGATACATGACCTAACCCCATCAAAAAATACATAAATCCTAATGTTTTATCACCAGGTGTTATTGCATTTTTGAATTTAGAAACATCATTAATAATTATTTGTTGAAGTTCTCTTCTACTTAGTATTCTATCAATATGATTTAATGATACATTAAAAATAGCACCATCAGGTGGAACCATATTATTTTTTATTTCAGGTGATAACTGTGCTCTATAATTCCAAATATCCTCAAGAATACGATATAATTTCTTTAATAATCTAAGGTTTAAATCTAGAAACCAATTAATATTACAATCATAACCACTTATTTCAATTTCAGAAAATAAATCAACAGTTATTTGTTTAATATTTTCTTTTCTTTCTTTAATAATTTCAGAATTATAATTTAATTTTAAATTTTTTACCTTTAATAGATGTGTAATTTTATTTATTTTTTCTAAAAAATCATCATGAAATAATTCTCTTGTATAAGGGTTTTTATTATCATTTTCTAATAATTTATTTAATGATCTTACATCAAAACACCAAACTAAATTATGAGAATCTTTAAAAGAAATAAAATAATTATCTTCTATTGATTCTTTATCATCATATGTAAAGAAATCTTCATTATTATGACATAATGATCTATCGATAAATCCAGGACCTCTTAATTTAATATTATTTTGTAAGATTTTATTCTTAATAAATTTCTGTATTTTAACAATTAATTCATTATCATAATTATTTATTGAATTTATAAATTCACAATATCTTTTATATAATTCTTTTTTATTATTGATATTCTTTATATAAATATTATTCTTTCTTAAACTTTTTTTCAATTGAGTAATTGTATAATCAGATTCTTTATTTGTAAATCTTTCTGTTAAGATATAATTATCTTTCATTTCACATAAATAATGAACCCGATGTTTATAACAATAAGAACCATATTTTTGTTTACCGCAACATTTTATATTATCTTTTATAAAATCACACATTACTTCTTTATTTCTTTCTTCTAAAAAAATATTTAAGTAATAATTTATTTTGAGAGTTAAAAAAAATGTCTCAAAAAATACTTAAAAATTTGAAATTGAGTATATATAGAAATTAAAGCAAAAAACAAGTAATCAAAGTAAAGAAATAAAGTAAATCAAAGAATCTTAAAAAACTCAGAACAACTCTCAAAAAACTCTTAAAGCAATGTCTGTAAACTTTGCCAATGAAATTAATGTTTCCAATATCTCTTTTGGAGATCCTAANNCTATGGGNAATGGTGGAAANATNCTNTATGTAAACTATGATGGTGGTGATCTTAAACTTCAAACTCCGGAAGTTCGACTTCCATTTGATGTCTCTGAATTTAAGGATCAAGAAGGTAATAATGATAAGTATAATTTCACATGTGCCCTTGAAAAGTATGATTCTGATAAGGATATGAAAGGTCTATTTGATAAACTAGTTGAAATTGATAATAAAGTTAAGAATCATGCTAAGACTAATAGCACAGCATTCTTTAAGAAGTCTAAAATTTCTGATGAAACCATTGAAGAACTTTATAATCCCATTGTTAAGTTGTCTAAGAATAGGGAAACTGGTGAACTTGATGGTAAGTATCCTCCTAATATCAAGGTCAAGGTAACTAAGAAAAATGGTTCATTTATGTGTCGCATGTATGATATCAAGAAGAATCTATTTGATATTGATAAGACATCAGAAACTCCTTCTGATATTAATGAACTCCTTGTCAAGGGAACTCGTTGTAAGTTGGTTCTTAAATGCACTGGTGTTTGGGTGATTAATGGTAAGTTTGGTTGTACATGGTCAGTTGTTCAAGCACTTCTTAATGTCGCCCCAAAGGATCTTGATGATTTCGCATTTAGAGAAACTAATGAGGATGTTCAGTTTATTGAATCTGATGAAGAAGAAGAAGAAGAAGAAGAAGAAGAAGAAGATGAAGATGAAGATGAAGATGAAGATGAAGATGAACCTGCTCCAGAACCTGTAAAGGTTAAGAAAATTAGGAAAGCAAAGACTAATAACTAATTAATTATTAGATAGTTTAAATAATCTTAAAATAAATATTAAATTTTTTTTGTTAATTTATATCTTTATTAACTAAATTTTTTTAGTTTATTCTTAACTTAGTTCAATAATTTAAGGAGGACACAGGCATAAAGTAAAAGNACTAAATTNAGNGTGTCATTATTGAAGTANAANCANAAGAATAAAAGAGCACTTGCTACACTGGTAAGCATACCCATTTGACCTTTAAGGTTGTTAACTAAATTTGCTTTCATGTTAGTTCTTAACAATTGATCGAGTGGTAACATCAATGTAACCACAAATAAAACTAAACCCAAACTTAACATTTGTTTATTACTTTGGATAACATTACATACAGGGGCAATTAAATTTTTGACTTTATTCATTTTATAATATAAAATATTTTTTTTTCAGAAATATTAATTAAATAAATTAATTAAATTCTATAACAACCTTTATTTTATTAGAATTTAATCCTCGTGTGGCAGATTTTGATATTTCTTGTCTTTTTTTTCTAGAATTTGTTTCTTTCACTTTATGAATGTTATTATAACAAATATTCATATCATTCTCAATTTCTTTATAATTTAATGAAATATATTCCAAAATAGAATTATTTATTGCCCATTTAAAAAAATTTAATTGTCCTAATGTTGATATTATTTTATCATTACTGATATTAAATTCAATACGATCTCTTCTACAAAATGGATCAAATTTCTTTTTTGAATATGACTTTAATTGAGTTTTATACGAATAATAAACATTAAATTGTTTTAAATCTTTATATTCCTCTATTTTTTCTGTTATTATATTTTTTTTATCATCAGTGAAATATAATGTATTATATTTCTTTGAATAATTTGTAACAAACCAATCAATAATTCTTAAAGAAATATTATTTGAATTATTCAAAATCTGCACTAATTTAATTTTATTTTCTTTAATTAAATAAAATTCTTTAAGAGAATCCAATAAAACATTAGACATTTACTACTATATACAAAAAATCCTTTAAATATTTAAACGTATTCTTTAAATATTTATTCTTTTAAAATTTGAAATTAAAGTTTTTGAAAATTAAAACAAAAAAAGTAATCAAAGTAAATCTTAAAAAACTAAATCAAAATGAGTTATGGAAAACCTATTGTCCTCAATGCTATGCTTGATTGTCATATTTCACGAATTGGAGAAATTAATTATTATCCTATTAGTCACTATCAACTAATTAATGATAATCGTTTTAAAGATATGGTAGATTATAATTCTATTAATCTAATTAATAATCATAAGGTATTGAGGAAATTTAAAATTATTGGAATTCATAAGGTTGAAAGGAGATTCTATAATCCTAATATCCCAGAAAAATTTCAGGGTTTTATGATGAAAATTGTTTGTGTAGGTTAAATTAATTTCTATTTCTATTTCTCTTAGTTTTATTTTTTTTAGATTTTTTCCTTTTTGATTTTTTTCTTTTTGATTTTTTCCTTTTTTTCCTTTTTGTTGCACCAGTATATTCTATTTCATTAACTGCACCGATTGTTGAAATCTTTATTTTACCAAAATTATATTCATTCAAAATTAAATCATTAATTTCTATTTTTGGTTGACCTCTAAGAGGTTTTATTAAATTAATATCTTCTTTATCTATATTTTTATAATCTCTTGTACCAAAAAATAATTCACCTAGTTCTCTATCACTTGATAATGATTTTTCTTTTAATTTAAATAAACTTATATGGGGTTCCCAATTACTTACTCCATGATAATATTCATGTATACCATATAATGGTATCCCATCTGGTGTTGAATAAATATAAACATGTCTATTATTTTCTAATCTATAAATTAAACCTTTCTTAAAATCTTTATGATCCTTTAAACCTATTAATTCAGAAATTTTGTTATATAAACATAAACGAAAATATGTTATTCTCTTAGGATAATTTAATTTATACTTAATGGCATATGTAGGATCTTGAGGTTTACCTAATAATTCATAATTATCTAATTTTAGTTTATATCCTTTTAAAATTTCATTATAACATTCTCTTGAAAAATCTTTCATTTTTTTTAAAATATTAAACTTTTTCATAAAAGGATGCTTATAATTAAAATTAATCATATGTAATGTTAAATGAGGATGTTCTAGATTTCTATTACTTAAATCGAATAAATCCCTCTTCTCTATAACACCTTTATAAATTTTAGAATGAGGGTTTGTATCTAATATAATCGCAAGATTTACTCCAGATCTAAACACATGCTGACTACCAGGAGGATTTAAATGTCTTTGAATATCCATTTATTATTTCTCAATAAAATAAATCCCTTGTAAAAAAGCATCGGCAAGATCATCTTTTTTTTTAGATTCTGAAAATAAATCTATAAACTTTTGATCTTCTTCTAAAATCATATTTTTTGTGTATTCAACCGAAAGATATTTATTTCGTTTGTATTTATCTGTAAACTTACATTCTACTTCTGGACCTTTATAAACCTTTAATTTATTCCGTGCATTTATCATTTGAACGTTTGAACATATTGGATCTTTACAAACTCCTTCAATAATAAAATATGAATATAATATCATTTGAATAGATTTCATAGTAGGATTCTTTAATGCTGGTTGATTTTCTATACAAATTATTTCATGATTTAAAAAATCTGTTTTTGAATTTAATTCTTCTACTAATATTTGTGAAATCTTAAACATATCATAATTAGAATTTAATTTTTTCTTTTTTTTATATTTCTTAACATGTGCTGAACAACAATATTTTACTTCATTATTATCAGAATCTTTAACTTCATAAGTTGCTGTATTAGAACATTCTTTTTTTATTCCACACTGACATTTAGGATCTCTATTAAGATTAATTATTCCCCAATCTAAAATCTTTTTATCTTCATTTAATGAACAATATGCTAAATTCTTAATACCTACATCAAATGATAAATATTTCATTTATAGTTAATTAAACTTAATCCTTTATCTTTTAAATCATTTAAAACAAAGATCAACATTGTATTTTTAACGAAAAAAGCATAATATAAAACTATAAAACTCATAATTAATAAGACTTGTATTATCTTTTCATTTTCATTTCTTATATCAAATAATTTATCAAAAAATGTATTAATATATCCATCTTCTTTTTTTACTCCACGGATTTTACACTCTAAATAGGATAATGTACATTTTCTAAAATTAATAATTATCTTAAATGTAAAGAATAAAAGTAATACTGTATATTGAGGATCTAATTCTAAATTATATATTAAATGATAAAATCCAAATAATAAATAAAGTATGATAAAATAAAACATTATATTATAAATTTATAAAAAAATTTAACTGAATCCTACTGGAGCAAATTCATTAGAATTCATTTGCTGACCTAATGGTGCTTGCATTCCCTGTTGTAAATTTTGATTACTTTGTCCTGCTAATTGTTGTAAACTTGAACTCATAGGTTGTTGCATTGATGGAACCATATTAATTGTTTTATCAACTGGTTGTTGTTGAACTGATTGCATCATTGCCTGTTGCATTGCTGATGACATGCCATAATTCTGTTGGAGATATTCAGTTTGCGCTTTAGGAGCATTCTGATGTGCTAAAGAAACAAATAAAAATATCATTAAATTCTTAATAGTTAAATATATTACCGGTAAAAACATAAAAATCCATGCTAAATATACCTGATTATATTGACACATTCCATAAAGAATTATCCCAATTACAATTACTAATTTAACTTCATGCCAGGAAAATACATTAAATAAATTATCCATCTTAGTTGTATTGTAACTCTTTAAAATACTTCTGGTATTGAATAGAGATATTCCAAATATAACAACGATAACTGCGAAAGCAATTAAAGGTGAACACATTTTTGTTGTGAATAAATCACCCAAATTAATATTATCCATTTATACTAAATATATATATTTTATTTAAAATTTATTTAATTAAATAAATTTTTATCTTTTTTTAATTCTACTATTAATGGAGTATAGTGAGATTTAATTTTATTAAAAACTAAATCAAATTCATTTTCAATAGAATCTTTATCATCAGGTAATTTATCCAAAATATTCTTCATCATTACTTTAGAATTTGGATCGAATAATAGCATACCTTTAATTTTATCTTTTGATAATAAGATTTTATCAACATCAGTAAATAATTTTGATTTTGATTTAGATTTTGATTTTACTTTTTTTGTTTGTTTTTTATGAGATTTCTTAGGCATTTATATTATACAATATTTAAAATAATTTTAATAATATTATTAATTATGGGTGTCCCAAGTTATTTTAAAACGATTATTCAATCTTATAATGATATTTTAATTCATCAAACTAATTATGATTTAAATGTAAATAATCTTTTTTTTGATCTTAATTGTTTAATCCATCCTTGCTGTAGAGGATTAACCGATGAAAAAGAAATGTTAAAAAAAATAGAAGAATATATTCTTAAAATTATTGATATTGTTAAACCAAAAGATTTAATATATCTTGCTATAGATGGAGTATGCCCTAGATCAAAAATTGAACAACAAAGAAAAAGAAGATTTAAATCTGCTCTAGAAAAAAAGATTTGGGATACTAATGCAATTACTCCTGGAACGAAATTCATGAGTAACTTAAATAAATTCTTAAAAAAAAAATTTAAAAATCATAAAAATATAAAAATATCTGATTCTACTATCAAAGGTGAAGGAGAACATAAAATAATGGAAATTCTTAAAAATCAAAATAATAACGATATAAATATTGTTTATGGATTAGATGCTGATTTAATTCATTTATCTTTGATACGTGAAAATAATATTTATTTATTAAGAGAAACAACAGAATATAATTTTGAACAAGTTGATTGTGAATTTATTTATTTAGATATCAATATTCTTAAAAAATATTTAGTAAAAGATATTAAAAGAGACTATAAAATTAGTAATCAAACAACCATTAATGATTATGTTTTTTTGTGTTTTTTTATAGGAAATGATTTTATTCATAATTCTCCTATGATTAATATCCGTTACGGAGGATTAGATTATTTACTAGAAGTTTATAATTCTTGCCAGACTTATCATAGTGGATATTTTTACTTGATTTATGAAAATAAACTAGATCTTAAAAATTTTAAATATTTTATCAATAAACTTTGTTCAAAAGAAAAAGAAAAATTAGAAAATATTCTGAATATAAGAAAAAATCAAGAAAAGAAATATCTAAATATTTATGAAAATATTTATCATTCATATAAAAAAAAAGATCTTAATGATTTTACCGATGAATATATCACTGAATTTAAAAATCATTTACCTGTAATTGATAGAGAAGATGAAAAATGGGTTTTTAAGGATTTTAAAAATCATAATCGTAGATATTATTTTTATAATAAATTCTTAAACAAAAATTATGATCCATCATTTGATGATGTTATTTTATTTGAAAAGAAAAATATATGTGAAAATTATTTAGAGTCAATTGTTTGGACGACAAATTATTATTTTGATAGTAATTTATCCTGGAAATGGTATTACAGATATCATTATTCACCATTATTAGAAGATTTAAATAGTTATTTAAAAAATATAGATTCTTTAGACGTCATAAAATCTGATCCAGAATCTCTAGAACCTAAACAACAACTATTATTAGTGTTACCCGAAAATAGTTTGTATTTAAATGATAATTTAAAAAATGAAGATTATTATTATCCTAAGAGTTTTCATACAAATACATTTATGAAAAGATATTCATGGGAGGGTTATCCTGTTTTGCCTGGGTGAATAATATTTTTATTGATTTTGATAAAATCTTTACTATTGATTCATCTACATTATTTTGGATTCCTGTTTAAATCTTGTAGCACTCATTATCTGGAAACTCAGAATAAAGCATATCCAGATTGTAAGAATATTCACCAAAATAAAATCACCATTAGTTTTACAGTATCTTTCAGAAGAATATATAAAATTAACATTTTTGTATTTATTTTATCATCACTACATGGAATACATTTAGTTTATTCAAAGGTTCATCATTAACACCAGTGCTTGCTGCCTTGGTAGCAGTGAAAGTGACAGCAAGTTAGATCGTTGCGCGAAACACGGGCCGAAGGAGAACAGCATGGATGCTCATTTTCACACCTGGTTCCAATGTAATTTCTTGGACAGGTACAACTGTAACCGAGGGGGTCAGCAATGGCAGCACAAACTCCTTCATTTTCACAAGGGGTTGGATTACAAGGATTACAAGGATCACTCTCACAAACCCGTGTACTTCCGTTACTTTCAGGGCATGGGTCTCCACCATTACTTGCAGGTGTGGTAATACTATAAGTTTCTAAACAATTGCTTGTTTCACACGTTCCCCAACTACCAACGCAATTGACAGGTGTACCAGATACAGGTGTATCACCACCAGATACAGGATTACAATCTCCAACATTACAATCTCGTGTCGCACCAGGCGCTGGGTTTGTACATCCTACCCCACCTACTGGTGTGGTAATTGTATAAGTTTGTCTACAATTGGTTCCACAAGTTCCCCAACTACCATCGCAATCGACAGGTACTGATCTACCACCTCCACCACCGCCTCCACCATCAGCATTAAAACATCCACCTAATTCAAAAATTCCACTAGAATTACACGAAATAGTCCCAGCTTCCGAATTAGGTTGAATACAATCAATAGATCCACTACTATTTAATGTTCCAGAACATGAAGCACTATCTTCTGATATACTTGTACAATTAATACCTTCATTACTAGATTCTATAAATGATTGAAAATTATAATTAACAAAGTTATCTCCTTCAATAACATATGTAAGTGTTTCAGGTTGTTCAATTGGATATGTTAATTGACAATTTAATGGAGTATTAGCATTAACTTCAGAACCATTACCCGCATTAACTTCAGAACCATTACCCGCATTAACTTCAGAACCATTACCCGCATTAACTTCAGAACCATTACTATCATCATTATCATTAGTAGGATCTAATGAACAACCACTAACTGTATAAGCACTACCACTAGAATTACAAACTGCTGTACTTATATTTTCTCCTGAATAACCTTGAGCACATGTTATTCCACTAACATTAAATTCATCAATCTTTAAATTTTCAGTAATTCCATTGAAATTATATACATCATTAGTAGGTCTTATACAACTACCTTTATCATCATCATCATCACTTTCTTCAATAAAATAAATACCTATAATACTTATACAGCAACAGAAACAACAGCATAATACTAATATGCCTGTAATTATTAATTCAGGATTCACCATATAATATAATATAATATATTTATTAATTATTCTAAATTAATACTTCCACCTTTTTGAGAAAGTTTTTTCTTTAATGATTTTATTTGTTTTTCTACCATTTGTTTTTGTTTTTTAGTTAATTTCTTTTTACCTTTACCTTTATTTTTACCTTTATGAGTACCTTTTTTCTTTTGTTCTTTTTTAATTTGTTTTGATAATTTATTTTTTAGAGTTCCTATTTTTTTTCTACTCCTTTTAATTAAATTTTCTTCTTTATTAATATTCTTCTTTAACCTTTCACTTCTTTTCATTCTTTTCTTTTTTCTACCAATTTTCATTGAAGGTATTCTTTTATATTTATCATATTTAGGAACTTTATCAACAATACTTTCAAAATCACTAGCATCATCATCAACATCTTCATCATCATCATCATCATCACTAACACTTGGTATTAATTCATCTAATACAGATGGTTTTTTAGGTTCAAAAATATTAGGAGGTTCAATAACTGATGGAGTAGGAACAGATTCATCTAATGGAGGAGGTGAAAATGAAAATTTTGGTGAATCTCCTGGAGGTAAAACTGGTGAAGCAGGTTTAAAAGGTGAATCTCCAGGAGGTAAAACTGGTGAAGCAGGTTTAAAAGGTGAATCTCCTGGAGGTAAAACTGGTGAAGCAGGTTTAAAAGGTGAATCTCCTGGAGGTAAA